CGCGGCCATGCCGGGGACGGCAACGGGCGCGGCCGTGACAACGGAAGTCTGGAGAGCCATAAGCTTTTCCTCCTTGTGTTAGTTAGCCGCGCTTGATGCGGTTAAGGCCAGCGAAAGCGCCGGAGTAGTCGCGGCGCATGGAGGAATCCTGCGCCATGGAGGCCTGAGCCTGCTGCTGGCGGGAAACCTCGTAGATGGAGCGCCACGCGGAGCGGGGATGCCTGCGGACGTCAACGCCCATGCGGCGAAGAGCCGCGCCGTAGATGTCGGCGGCGGAATCGAAGCCGAACACGTCCACGGGGCCAAGCACGGGGCGCACGGCCTCGGCGGCCTTGGACAGGGTGCGGAAGCGGGCGACCACGCGGGCCTCGCCGCGGGAAGCGCCCTTGCGGATGGCCGCATCCATGGCTTCCTTCACGTCATCCTCGTCCATGGCTTCCTTCATGCCTTCGGACTCGTGCTCGCGGTCGAGCTTTTCAGGCTCCTTCTTTTCCATCTCCTCGCCGTACTTGACGCCAGCGGCGAAAGCCTGCTGGACGGCGGGGTCTTCGGCATCGAGGCCGCAGTCCTTCACGGCCTGCAGGGCGTCTTCGTCAAGGGCAGGGTCTTCGTCCTGCGCGGCTTCGTCCTCGTCCTCGGCCTTGGGCTCCTCGTCCTTGGCAGTTTCGTCTTCGTCCTCGGCGGCCTCTTCGTCCTTGGCAGGCTCGGGGTCGTTGTCGCCCACGGGCTCCACGAAGGCCTCCATGGCCTCGGCGAGGGCGGCAAGCTCTTCAGGCTCCACCTTGCCAGCGATGGCGTCAACGGCGGCCTTTACGGCGCTGGCCTTGTCCTCGTCTTCGGTGATGTCGATGATCTCGCCCGTGTTGGGGTCGACCTTGTGGAGGTCGATGATGGCCTGCGCGAGGTCAACTTCCTTCTGCTCCACAGCGGGGTCGGAGTCCTTGGCCCCGCGGAAGCGCTTGAAGAGATTCTTCATAATCTTCTCCAGGTTTCTTATGGTTTCTTCGCGGGGCTTGGCATCGGCGACAACAACGTCGGAGCCCGCCCGCCCTTCCTCAACAAGGGCAACGTGGTTGCCCCTGATGTTGGTCATGACAAAATCGTACTCCACGCCCTGAAAGTTTCCTGCCTCCCAGAGCGGGTCGTATCTGTAAGCGCAGGACAGTTCCCTCATGGAACCGTCCTCGATGGCGCGTATGGCCTCGGCGTCCGTGACCACCAGCGAGGCCCTGACGTAGGGAGCCTCCCAGCGGGCATCGGTGCCAACCGTTCCCACGCGGTATTCCTTCTGCGGGGCTTCGGCGTCCTCGATGTGATGGTCGAGGAGCAGGGGCAGGCCGGAGAACGTGGACGCGCCCTTCTCAAGCTCAGCGCCGGAGCGCCAGCCGTAATATACGCGCTGGGGGTCGAGCCCGCGCTCCTGCCAGCCGGGGATTTCGCGCCCATAGTACGGGTTCACCGTCTCCTTCGTGAGGTTGGAAACGGCAACGTGCAGGAAGCCGTTGTCATCCTTGGAGCGGACGCTGGCCCTTGCATCGAAAGCTATGCGGTTATTCTTCATTTCGTCTTGACTCCCCACGATTCGGGCCACACGGGGCGATACCGGCAGGCGCAGAGGATGAGCTCCCCTGGCTTCACCTTCCGGCGCACCTTCGGGTCGGGATCGTACAGGCCCTCGCTGAGCTTGAAGCGCTTGCCTTCCATCGCGACATGCGTGGGCCTGCTCATCTTGCGCCCAGGAACATGAATCCAGACGCCCTCCGTGACGCCCAGCGACTCGTCCGTGGCTTCGGCAATCGAAGCGGTGGCCTTGTTGGTCTGGTCGCGGGCGATGGTTTTCGCCCTGCGCTCGGTGACGCCGTAGCCATGCTGGAGCTGGCGGGCAAGCTGTCCCCTGTCGAGGCCCTGCGCCACGGCATTGTTGACCTGCACCTTGACCCGCTCCATATGCTCCTGCGGGATGCTGCGGATGAGATCTACATTGCCCTGTATGAGGGCCTGCACCCGCTCGTTGTAGAGGCGGGAAGGGTTGAGCCGGATGCCCATGCCCGCGTCCTTGAGCGCCTGCTCGCGGTTGTTCTTCACGGCCTTCTTGATGCCGCCGACGAAGCGCTTGGCAAGCAGGACACTGAACAGCCGGAAGCGGGTCGTCCATCTGTCGGTCAGGATGCGGAGGCGTTCCGTCATGCGCTCCATGGGCGACTTCCACGGCCCTGCGGAGTCGCTGGCGATGCGCGGCTCCAGCGCCCCGTACTCGTCCAGCACGTCCCGCATTACGTCCTCGTGCATCTGCCGGATCATGACGTCCATGGCCCTGCGGTAGCTGGCGCGAATGCCGGGGTTGGCCTTCACGCTTCGGAAAGTGCGAACCTTGTCCTGCTGGCGCTTTGCCATGCCTCTACCTCAAAGCGGGATTGGAGACGGGCGGGGAGGCTTTGGACGGCGGGGAAGGCGGGGTGTCGTCTTCTTCCTGCTCCTGCCCGAAGGCGGGGGAGAGCAGGGGGATGTCATCGCCCTCGGCGTCCTCCGGCAGTTCGGGGTCAAGGCCGTCGAAGCCGGAATCAGGATCGGACACGAGCATCTGGCGCACCTCTTCCGCGCTCACGATGTCGCGGTCGAGGACGGCGCAGAGATTGTTGATCTTGGCCTGCTGGGTAAGCACCTTGGCGTTCTCGTCCGTCTCGGAGAGGTTGGCGAAGCGGAACCCGATGGAGGGCTCCACTCTGCCGAAGAGGCTCACCTGCAGGGCTTCCAGAATGCGCTGGAGAGGGGGCCGGAGAACCTTCTCCTGCTGGCTCAAGACGTGGTCGTAGTAGTTGCGGATGTCGCTCTCGCCCGTAGCGTTGAAGCCGGAGGGGCTGATGCCGAGGAGCTTCACGGCGGGGGTGCGGTTGAGGCAGGCCACGATTTCGAGACTCTGGCGCACGACGTCCGTCACCCCGCTCATGGGCGTCTCGACCTTGACGATGTCTTCTGCGTCCTTGTCCACCGCGATCACGCCATCGTTACTGCGGTTCTGGCTCATGATCTGCAGGCGAGCCATCAGGCCCGACAGGTCGTTGGCCCCGCCCGTAAGGATGTCCGTCATGCTGGTCTTGAACACCAGCTGCGAGAACTTGCCCATCAAGCGGTTCACGCTGTCGCGGTTGTCCTGGAAGTGCAGAACGTAATCCCAGAGTATCTGGGCCTGCGGGATGCCAAGAAAGTTGTAGCTGGGCCGGAACAGGAGCGGGGGCTCGTTGGCGTAGACGCGGATGAGGCGCGAGGCATGGACTTCCTGCCCCAGCACCCACCACGTCTGGGGAACGTAGTAGTCCTCCTTGAGGGGGTCGGTGCTGTTATAGATGCCGGGGAAGCAGTTGACGGGATCGACTACGCGCACGGCCCGCAGGAAGCCTTCCTTGGCCTCCATGCTCCACGGCTCAAGGGAGAGCGGGAGCTTGAGCTGGGGGCCGGAAGCGCCAGTATCGAGGTAAAGCAGGCACCCGCCGAAGTAGCCCGTCATGCTGGCGGCCTTGTGCATGGTCTTCTGCAGGCCCATGCGCTTCATGGCCTTCTCCAGGCGCTGAAGCTTGTCCTCGGATTCGGGGCTGTCCTCCTCGCCTTCCTGCTGAAACTCGACCCAGTTGCGGGTCATGTCATCCGCAACGGTTTCGATGCAGGCGCGGATCAACCCGTTTTGGGCGATGTTCTGCAATGCCCCGTAGCCGAGAAAATTGCTGGCCGCGCCGTACTGGCCAAGCTCGAATCCGTGCTGGAGAAGCGTGTAGACGCCCCTGTCCTCCATGGCTCTGTCCATCGCCAGCACCGTCTCTTCGTTGGGTGCGCCGAGCGTCGCCGGAGGTCCATACGCACGGCGCACCTCGTCCAGCGTGGGAACGCGCCCCGCGCTGGAAAAGCCGAGGGCGTCCCGAACGCCGGAGGAGATGCGGAGCGTGGAGCCTGTGGAGGATTCTATGCCCATAATTTCTTGCTACCTTTGGGTGCAGTCGGTAGCATGTTC